GCACGGGCCGTCAGCAAAACATGTCACGAATCCACCTCGTGCAGGAAAACGCCCAGAATCGCTTCCTGCGCGGTTTTAGGGGCATTCCTGAAAGGGGGTCAGACCTCGACTTCCCAGCCTTCGATCTCCACCGTCTGGGACACATTCAGAATGCCGGTCCAGCCCCCGGAACGGGAGGCGTTGACCGAAATACTGCGGACCCGGCCGTTCTGGCTTGAGTGCTTGATCAGCATGGTCGGCAGCAACAATGTGGGCAAGTCGCCCAAAGCTTCGTAATGGCCCAACAAGGTCCGCAGGCTCAACTGGTAACCGGTTCCGCCGTTCTGGGACAGGAACGACAGCCCCCGCATTCTGGCCGCCACGCCATCGTCATCACAGATCAGTGCTTCGGTGATCGGCTGGCCGGGCTGTAGAGCGCCATCGGTGCCCGCGATCTTGACGAAGGCCAGTACGCCATCGGTGGTGCCCGAGACGTAGACCCCGTTGAAGTGGTTGGTGATGTTGGGTTGCCGCCGCAATTCAGACACGATGCTCTCGGGCAACTCCCAGTCCGCCGTCTCCGCCGCCCACAACCAACTGGCGACGGCGTAGCGGGGATAGGCGGTCAGGACTTGGAGCGAGGGATCGGTATACAGGCAGCCATCCACTGGCTTGAGCAACCGCATGATCCGACCCACGATGTCATTGTCCCACTCGAACCGGCCCCCGGGCACCGCCCAGTCATCCAGCAACCAGTCGAGGGTCCAGCCGGTGTTCTCCAGCGCCTCTTCGGCCAACTGCTGCGCCGTCCTGGCGTTGGCCTGCCGCCCGATGGCACGGGGAGTCCATGGTTCCGAGAGCCACGCGGAACGAGATCGGCCTTCGATAGTCAGGTTGTGGTTGTTGAACTTGCGGGTCAGGCCTGGATAGTCCAGCACGAAGGTCCAGATCCATCCGTTGATGGTGGCCTCTACCTCGACCGGATAACCAGCCGGCGTGGGTTGCACCAGCGCCCAGGCCGACGGCCCGGTCAGGCTGGCTGACAAGCCCCAGCACCACGAGTTGGCGTCAGTCTTGATGGTCATGGACGTGCAGGGGAGTGGCGTCCGGTTGGGAAGCAGGGTCAGTGAGGCGGAATTAACGGACACGTAAGAACTCCTGAAAGGAATATCAAGCTCTGGAATCAACGGGCACTGGGTTCGGCCAATCCGAAGACTGGTGCCGGGCAATGAGCACCAGATACGGAGCCGGGTAACATATTGGGGCGGTAACGGAGGGCGTGGCGAGTCTTTGGGGAGATTGTTGGCATTCCAGACAAACCCAGCTTCCTGCCAGACTTCGACCGTCGCCTTCAGGCTGAATACGCCATCCCGCATCCGGTCACGAACACTCCGCCCGCTGGTAGCACCATGCTGCCAAACTGGGTAGATATTCAGCTCCAACCGATTTTGGCTAGTCTGGAACCGTGGAACGAAACTGGTTCCAGACCATTCCCCTTCCTGCCAAAAGCTGGCAGAGCAGGTTTCAAGCCGACTAGCATCGGACCATAGCGAAGTACGGCCGGCCCCCTGTTGGAGAGCCTCCTGCCACGCTGGATTCGCGATATGCAAGCTCAGTTCAGCCACAGACCAGCGGCTATCCAATCCGCTGACTTCAAGGTCGCCTTCCTGCCAGTGTCCCGGGCCGGATACCTGAAGCGGAGTGGCCGGACGAAACCCAGCTAGAATCCCACTCGGGACTTGCTGGCTATCCTGCCAGTCCTGCCGTAATCCATGACACACCTCGGACAACAGGTTTGGATCATAGACACCTCCCACGTGGCCAGTAGGAGCCGCCGTCGTGCCGGAGATCACTCCAAAGACGGAACGGCGGACACTGATCAAGCCAGATGGAGTTGGGGTAGTCCCCGATAATGTGGCTACCCGGCTCCTCAGCGCCGTCAATTGGCCAGCGGGAACAGAGGTGGTTCCAGACAGGATCGCCTGCCGGGCCTTGATCGCCGTAAACTGCCCAGATGGAGCAGTTGTGGTTCCAGCAAGAACCGCTACCCGATCATCTGTATCCAGATGACCGATGGTTAGATTGACCGTCCCGACTGGTGGGGTATAGCCAAGGACGCTGCCAATCGAGAGGTTGGCCGTCCCGACTGGCGGCGTGTAGGCCATTTCAGCCCTCGGCGATACTGAAGCTCGTTACGGACACGTAGCCACCCTGAACCAAGGTGATGCTGTCCAGTTCAAGGAAATTACAACTGCCGGAGACCCCGGCATCCACATCACAAATTACCACATCATATTCGTCATAAATTCTGGCCCACGCCGCAGTGCCGCCGGTGGCAATCTGAGCCGCGTCTGGCAAATTCCCAGTGAACACGCCATTGCTCACTGAACCCGAAGGATAGGGAATAGCGAACGTGACCAGTAGATGTTGAGTGGTGATAGCGGTATCGGCATTGGTGGGTTTCGTGCCGTCGTAGGTTTCGATCTTACCGCCATCGAGCCAGCCAGCCAGCAGATTTCCTCGACTGGTCTTGCGAGCGGTAGCGAATCCGAGTAATTGGCTCATGGCATCAGTTCCGGGGTGACGTAATCAGCAATAGCGGCATTGAGTGGGTTGGCTCCATGGTCAAAGGCTATTACATAGTAGCCTTTTAAAACATAGGCGATATTATTAAATACATAGGAACCATCAGCCCCAGATGTGGTATACTGTGCTGGTAGCCGTGTAGCCCTATCAAACAAAGCAACTTGATACCGACCAACAACACCTAACTCATCAACGGTTCCTCTTATCCTGTAAGATCCGCCATAGGTGTAATCGCGACCAAAATGCGACTTGGACGATGTGCCATCAGCCATAACTATCTCCAAGGACCAGTTATATCAATCCCAAGACGATATACATTCATTTGTTGAATATAATACTCTCGACTTGGAGAAACTGATATATCGGTAATAATTGTCCCATGATTAGGAGCAGAGGTGTGTATTGGATTTAACGCGCCGGGTAGCAAACCACGCGGTACTGTACTTCCTTCCCAACTTCCTTCCCAAACCTCGATGGGAAAGAAGATGCAGTTATTTCCAGCAGCACTGGGATAAGCGCCACCACCATATCCTACTCCAGATGTTGTTTTAACATGCGAGTAGCGATAAGCACTAACGGCTGACCCTGTTTGGCTGTATGACCTTGCAATCCACGCATAACTATTGTTAGCAAGTTGTGGTAAATATGGAGTACCATAATCATTACCACCCCCAATTAACATACAATGATATAAGTCGGCTGACTTATA